CTTGAAGTGATTGAAGACGTATTATCAGTTGCATTATTTCCAGACCATACATTACCTGTATCGCTTCTTGTGACCTTTACATAAGTACCAGTAGTAGTAGTATCGCCTACCAGAACATTCCCTTTGAGCGTGGCGGCTCCTCCTGCAGTAATCAGTGAGGTTCTGGTGGTTCCATGATAACCTCTCCAAGCAATGGTATTACTTGCGCTAGCACTTGAAGTCTTACTAGTGAATTGTCCCGAAGAACCAGATAGCATATCGGTTCCTATAGCTGTTGCAGTACCTACAGCAGGGTTACCAGTGAACATCTGATAGGCTGATACCCAGCTAGTCGCACCGCTCATTGTTAGGTTGCCAACGAACGTTGCGTCTCCTGCTACTGATATAGAACTGGTGGGAGTTGAGTTACCTGTTGTGTAACCTCGCCACAAGAAAGATGCTGCATTACTGTAACTCGCTGATACACCACTACCAGTATTCAGATGTGACCCATCTGCAGTACCTTCATGTGGATTTCCTCCACTTCTTATTTCACCAGTACTGGTGAAATTACCAGTGGGATCAATAATTACATTTGGAGAAGTACCTGCATCACCAAGACTTGATTGATTTAGTTTGATTGATCCTACACCAGTAACATTCCCCTGATCACTAACAACAAATCCAGGAGTTGCTAATTCACCAGTAATCGAAACAGAGTCCGTGTCATTATCATAAAACGTTGCCAGATCAGCAGCAATTACATTAATTTCCTGCCGTTGATCTTCTAAATTAAAAGACTTTGTTACATTTCTTAATGTCATTTGACTAACTGTTTGAGAAGGGACTTAATTTCGGACATTTCTTCCTTTAAAGTATTTAGTTCTTTCAAGGCATTTTGGAACTCACCCGAAAAAGATCCAGATGCTTTTGGTGTAGTATTAATAATTGCTCCCGTATTCATATCTCTCACATAATTCTCGTGACCTTCTACTTTGAGATATTGCATATCAATAAGAAGCAACAGCTCTTATATCTTGAATCTTAGGAACATAAGCAGGATCAGGTGTTCTCATAACAATTTTAATTGCAAAAGAAGAAAACTCTTGCATGTCACTCACAGTATATCTCAACTCTTGATAAGAAGATTGTTTCTCATATTGTCCAGAAATACTATTCTCTGCTGTCGCAATCTTGTTTGAATCATCAGGACCACCAGTACCATTAAAGTACTCCCAATTTAAATCATTGAAATTCTGTTGTGATGCAGCAGGTTTAATCTTATAAAGTACATGTACATCAGAAATATCCTTTACATTTAAAGTGATATATGTATTAATTGCAGTAGCAGGATTATCAATAAAAATCTCTTTAGTAACATACTTAGCAAGAGCAGAAGTATTTACAGAACCTGTTTCAGGAACATAATCAATACCATCAGAGAGTGACATTGATTTGACTTCTGCATATTTAGATGTTTCTAATGCAGAATTTTGAAAATCGATAATATCTCCTACACGGAAAATATCAGCAATTTGTCCACTGGTTATACTGGATCTAGCATAATCACTACCTAAAGTAATAGCACTAATATAATTACTATTAATAGGTTGCTTATCATTTTCTACAGTAAGAGTCTTGGTTTTGGAATCCCAAATAACTATCTTACCATTAATTGTATTTTCATACTTCTCACTTCTATAAGAAGGATTATATGCAGTAACTGTATTTCCAGTAACGAAATTAGGAAGAATTTCAAAAATACCATCACTAGCAATATTTACAGTTATCGCATTCAAATCACCATCACCCACAGATTGAGTACTGAAATATAATTCTTCACCAACAGTAAACCGCAAAGAATTTTTAATCTTAACATAGATATCATTACCATCAACACGCAGAACTTCAGATTCTGCAGTAGATGTCAAACCTTTGACATTCTGACCAAGTGTAATCGGAATTACAGTATCTGTACCCGTTTGAACATTACCACTAACAGTGAATTTATATACTGGATAAAGTTGAAGAATTTGATATTTCTTACCATAACGATCTTCTTTACCTATATTATTCTCAATCCTATTAGATATAGTTTTCACCGAAGCATTTCTTAAATCAATCAATGGTGAAAGATGAGAAGTATCAGAAGAAAGTTTAATCTTATAAAGAAGAGAATTCTCGATATTATTGATTGTCTCATTAATTCCTGAAGCAATTACCTTCTGATTTAAGAAATACTGTTCTTCATTTAAGAATGTAGTTTCCATATCAGATACAGAATATGAAGCATAATTTTCTGTAGTAGAATCTATAGGAACTATATTAGTGGTAGATACAAAACTTTCGATCTTTGTACCTGATGTTTGTAAGTATGGGATCTGTGCATAAAGTTTTTCATACTTCCTATTATAAGAAGCAAGTATTGTATTTCCACCACCATATCCAGTAGTAGATGCCTTACTGGGACCAACAATAGTATATGTATCAACACCACTATTAGAAACCCCAAACAAAGAAGATTCTATATCATTACTGTCAAATCCAGAGAAATCATCAAATCCTTTAAAATGAACTTTAGATTTTCCAGTACTTTCATACCCATTATCGCGATGAGCAAACTTGAGTATATTACTATTATTCTTAAACAATTCAGAAGTAGCAGTACTATTTGCTAAAGCATATGTCTCTACAGGATCTAATTCTAATTTCTCATAACCCAAGTCCTGATTTTTAATCAATAATTCAGCAGATCTAGTAAGATCAAATTCTGCTCTATAAAGAACAAACTTAATATCTTCAAATAGATCTTCTGTCCAATTATCTACATTCTGTGATTTAAATACAGAACCTAACAAAGGTTGTGTGTTAACAACTAAACCAGAAGAAATATCGGTTTCTCCCAATCGTGATGCCCACATCTCATATTCTGTACTATCACATTCAATATTTAAAGCATATTCTGTATTGTTTTGTAGATATACAGGATAATCAAACTCAAATTTAGTTGGTGTTATTGAACTAACATTTGTTTCTGTGTCAATAGCAATACCCATTCTAACTGCTGGTTCATTAATAGTAATTTCAGATTCAATTACTGCACCAGTAGCACCTTGACCAGAACCACGAACAACAATAGCAGGTGCTTCTGTATAACCCCTACCAGATATAGCAACTTCTGCTAGATATAATTGACCATTTGATACTTTAGCAGATCCTGTTGCATTACTACCACCAGGCAATTGAGGACTCTCTATAGTAATAGTTGCTCCCTCATATCCAGATCCAAGATTGGTAGATTTTAAACTAGTTACACTACCCGAATCTTTGGGAATCTTAAGACCAATAGTTGCATTATTTGCGTTATTATATGTGGTAACTGACCCAACAGTTAAATCTTCATTAGTTAAGAAAGAAGTTCCGTTATGATTATCTAAAACAAAAGTATATACTTGATCGTTAGCAACAGAAACCTCACCATTACTATTTGCTATTACTTCAAAATTATTCTTATCAAGAATCTTTGCAAGAGGACCAGAAGCAAGTGATCTATTACCAGTAATATATTCACCAATCTTTAATGTGATATTTCCAGAAGAATAAACTTTCAAGAAAGTATCTGGATATAATGTAATTTGTGATCCAGGTACAACATATTTACCTGGTTTTTCTGTGTCAATATTAGTTAAATAAACCCGAATAGGAATAGAAGAACTCTTCTTATTGAAGAATAGATCCACACCAGTAGCAAACATACCACCATCAAAGTTCTCTACTTTAAATGTTTGTGCAAGTGGATTGGGTCTAGCAGTATTCTCAGTATTACTATCAATTAATTGAACACCCTCATTTGCTTTAAAGAATGCTGGTACAGTTGAAATAATAGAAGCAGGATTCTCTGGAAGAACACCAGTTGCATAGAACTTAACTTCAGCATATGTATCTACAGCATCCTTATTTGAATCTGTTGCACTAGATGTAAAACGAATAGTCTTTATACCAGTAGCAAAACGAACTTCTTCTGAAGTATCATCATACTGCAATGTATTAAGATCTCCTGTCCATGATATGTTCTGCTTTGGAGCATATCCTGCAGGTACTAAAATAATACCACTAGCATTACCATATTCATCAGTAATGATGTCATTATTGAATGTAGTTAAAGAATTGCCAGAAACACCAGTAAACCTAGAATCAGGATTGACCCATCTACTAACATCCCTATTCTCCATAAACACATGAACTTGTGTCTTTGGCTTTAATCTCTTAAGGGAAAATTTAACTGGAATAGACCTAGCAAAAAATCTCAAGGCATCACTAACACTCGTGCCATTAATAGTTTTATATCCAACACCCTTCGCAATCTCATTGTTTTGTGGACTTACATTAGAAGAACTTCCAACAGATGCATTACCAACAGATGCTGCAGCACTAGATGTATTATTTACAGCAAGAGAATTGATATTATAGAAAGTTTTATTAACACCAACCCAGTTAATTACAAACGAATTGTAAATACTAGAGAAACTTTCCTTTACATCCCTAGATAGGAATATAGAATATAAACCTGTATTATTATCTGTTACAAGCGGAGCCACAGTAGTATCATACCATTGATCAATATTTGGTTCTAATGATGCATCCCCAACATACTGAATAACAACAAATGGGTTTGGATTGATTGTTTTAGTGGCAAATGTGTTTGACGCATATACAATATCACTATAAGGTAATGTAATAACATCATTGTTATTTACATACCCACCAATACTTCTTTGATAGTCTTTAGTATAAAGCTCTTTTAATTTAAAACTATCCTCTTTTACTTGTGGACGCAATACAGATTGTTGCGAATCAATAGAACACTTATAATCAAGAGAACTTAAATTCCCTATATTATGAGATTCAAAGTTATCAACAATAAAACCACTCTTGATTCTATCGAGACCCAAAGAATCCTTAACCTGCATATTCAATGCTTGCTGTTCTAGGATACTTAAAGTAGTATAATACTCTAATCTTTCAATTCTTTTCTCAAGCTTACCGATGTCTTTCATCGTGTAACGCTTATTATCAACTGGTAAAATCCTTACATCCTTACCTGTTTGTGTGAAAGCAGGAATGTACATATAATACAAAGGAATACCATCTTCAATGATTTCTGGTTTAGATGGGTTTAGTGAAGAATTGCCTGTCTTAATAAGAAATTCTCCTTTCTGATTTAAGAAGACACCATCAATTCTATCCAAATACTGAGATTCACTAAACGATACTGTATATGGAAGTATTTTACTTGAAGCTGGTGTACTAGAAACAGCACCACCTGGTCCAGTGAAATTGATATATTCTGCTTGAGATAATAAAGAAATATCTTGAAAACCAGTAATAACTGAATTATAATCTACTTTAGGACGGAAATCTAAAACATTCCTCAAGCTGACTATACCATGAACATTTGAATTGAAGTTGGGAACTTCATCAGCAACAACACCATCTTCATGTACATAAGAATCAATGGTGCAGAAATCTCCTTGTGAATGTTCAAAGTAATCAAAAGCAACTACAAGAATACCACTCGGTGCAGTGAATCCTGGTTTTAATACAAGTCGAGAAACATCATAAAAAGTATCTCTCTGACCATCATCAAATGTAAACTTATGAGTTATATCTGATCCAACAATTAAATTACCATTTACATCTACAGTTGGTGATGTTTGACTAGTTCCTTCATAAACATACTTAATCTTAAATGCATCAGAATATGTGTATGACTCTGTACTATCATTATCATAATTAATACCACGTAAAGGAACAACTTTATCACCACCAGCAGTAATAACAATTCTCTTATTCTTAACAACATTTTTTACTTTTGGCCTTGCTTTACTTACTTCAATCGTAGCAGTTAACTTTAATTTGGGGAAACTAGTAACATTTGTACCAAAATAATTAGATGGGAATGTTAATGTAATACTTCCTGAAGATAAACCAGAAGTTTCGTCAGCAAAATTTTTCGTTTCTACAAAATCAGGAGAAACGTAAATAATATCTCCTGTACTTACAGTATTGGAATTACCCTTATCAAGAACAGTAATTAAGAAATCCTTCTCGTTATACTCTGCAAATCTTTGTGTACCAAAACCAAGTTGAGCAACAAAAGTAATATTTCCTCCAGTATCAGTACCACTAGTAATAAAATCCCTTCTAATATAATACTTAATTCTAGTATCTGCAGAATTTTTAATCAAACTACTAACTTCTTTACTTCCTGTTGGGTATAACAGTGTCGAACTAGCAGTATCCTTTACAATAGGACGCATTTTAACAACAGATTCTGCTGTTATGCTATCTGGTAATGCTCCATTGAAATAAATTCTTGACTTATTAGTACCTTCGGCATTAGTTACATGCTCAACTACAAACTTATTAACACGACCAGTCGTGTCGTTGAACTGAATAATATCACCCTGAATAAGATCTGGTATATTAATACCAAAACCATTACATTCAATATACCTATATCCTTTAGTGCCGGAGAATGTATATTCAGTTACAGCAATAGTAGACGCATAATCTGTATTAGTCATTTCCACATCAGCAGTGAAAATATTAGATGATCCGAAAGTGGAATACATAGACTTAACATTCTGTGCTGAATATGTAGTTACTGTATTCTTAAACAACACCGGAATGATATTTACAGGGATAGTATTAGTACCACTAACATCAATAATTGGTGGATTTGAATATACTACATTAACTGCATCACGATTCTTAATTTCTGCTTTGTATACAGTTCCACCATTAATACCAATAAAGATATCAGTTGGTTCAAAAGAAATGCCATTGACAAACATTTTTGCATCTACTGTGTACCCTGTTCCTTGTCTGGAAACAACAAAATGTGAAATCGTATTTTCTTGTGCAATACGTAGAATTCCACCATCTTCACTATAAATTGTTTCTCCAGACTCAAAAGTACCAGATAATGTCTTTACAAAAAGACTCTTGCCAGAAGAAAGATAACCATTAGAATCACCTTCGATTACTCCATATGCACCACTAGATGATCCAGTAATATACTTACCTGAAGTAAAATCAGAAGAAATATCAGAATCTACTAATAGTTTAGTAAAGAATACTGGGTTGAAATAGGATAAAGAGAAAATTCCATTATATAATTGACTTCCGTCAGCAAGTCTTCCTTTAGAGTAAATAATGTCTGTATCTTGATTAAAACCATCGGCTCTCTTAACAGCACTAAAATCCTTTGGTTTCATTACACCAATAAGAGGTGTAATAGTTTGATTATAATCAACAATATGACCTACTTCATCAATCTCTTGCTGAGCATTAGCAAGTGAATTGTATAACAATCTCCTCCTAGTTCCAACATTATCATCATACTCAATAAAGAGATCATCTAAAAAGTCTTTTCTACCATAAAGAGTTAATTGCAAATATTGAGAATTAACATCACCAACTTCTGGCCTAGTTACTTTAGCGAAGGAAATTGTTTTTACTGTTTCAACTGTAGATACTGCACCAGCATTAGTTCTTGATTGTATAAACCATAATGTCTTCAAATCTGCCATATTAGATGGAGTATTAGCTTCAATACTAGTCTCATCTATAGTGCCCAATCCAATAGAAGCTTCTATATAAATGGTTTTAATACCATAATCTTTATCAAAGGTAAGACCTCTTCTATCAATAGTTTGTAAATAATTGAGTGCTTCCTCTGTATCATTAGATCCAATAGTACCATCATTAGGAACAGAATTCAAATATACTGTTGGGTATGCCGTAAGATCTGCACCATCAGCATTCAATGGTAAAGTATTGTATACATTACTAATGGTAAACTTTGCTAATCCAGTAGATTTAATACTAACATTATCTCGTGTTAATGTTTCCCTTGCCTTATCTAATTCTAAATATTTGGTTTCCTTGTTTATGATTTCGTATCCACGAATATATGCCTTACCTGGTCCGATGGATGCGATCAATTTTTCACTAGCTTCAGATGGAGATAGACCATTGACGGTTTCATCTATTCCCAAAGAATAAATTCCTAAATTCCCATCCTTCTGATAATATTCACGAAGATCAATATCAAAATTATCTACAATATAATCGCCAGATTCATCATATGTTCTACTAGCAAGAGTCTTTTCTATTAATGAATAATTAGCTGCTTTAACTTGACGTTGTATTGTGCCATTTTTAACAGATAAAAGTTGAATAAAATTCTTATCTGGTATAGCATCATAAGAATACTTAGTTAATTTTAGATTAATCTTTAACCTATGTGCTCCTGGAGCAGCAAAGTTAGATGATCCAAAAGAATTATCATAAAGAGTATTATCTCCTTCTGGCGTAGAAATAGATTCTGATACTGTAAATCCTACTTTAACAGATGGTTGATCACCATATCCATCAACAATAAGTAAAGAAGCATCATTTCTTACGAAAAACCCATTAACAAAATAAACACCTTCTTCAACCTTAACAGCAGAAGCATAACCCATTGCCCCACTTTCAATGAAAGTGACAGCACCAGTATCAGGATCTGTTACAGCAACATTGGTAGGTAGAACACTACCGTCAGTTCCAACAACAAGCAAAGGAGAATTAACACCATCAACTACTTCTATTGTTTCACCTTGTCTAAAAGTTTCTTCATCACCACCAGAACCAGCAGTTAGATACTTAACATACAAAGTATCGTTATTATTATCTGTGGATTTAGTTATATCTACAATAAGAGCAACAACCCCAGAAGATAATCCATTAACCTTCTGTCCAACTAATCCATCAATATCATACTTTTGATATATAATTTCCCCATCAATACTTACAGCAACTTCAGATACAGAAGATAACTTAACAAAATCTAATTTCTTGTTAAGTCCAATTTCTCCAGGAACAACTAAGTCACCTTGCTTGAAGGTGTATTTGCCATAACTCTCTACCTGATTCTGCAGTATAGATTGTAAAGTGTTTAGTTCCCTACCCTGAAGAGGGTAAGATGGTCTGAACAGTACTTTATAAAAATCTTTACTCGGATCGTAATCGTCAAAATAAGGAGCTGCTTTGATATTAGTCTTCTGTGGCATCGTATTATTCTACCGTCTGTTTTAAGTTGACAAAAATCAGAATTCGATGACTAATTTAATATCTTCGATTTGATCAGGAGCTCTGGTAATTAGTCTTCTGTTCTCTATGTATATGAGATCTCCACTATTGTTTTGAAGTTCGGGAGATGCCAATCCACTATTAAAAGTGCAACCCAATAATAATGTACCATTTGCATAATCATGATGGACAGTTCCAGGTACATTGGATTGATCGCCAGTAATAGCATTAGCAGCACTAGATTCAAATGCTCTAACAACACCATTGTTTTGATGTACTTGTGGTGATTGGATGTACTTCAACACGCCGCTACCGGGTGTAGAAGGTGTCGGAACAGTTCCAGGTACATCTCGCGTCCAAGATACTACTTGACCCAATGCAGTCCCTCCAGCAACTGTCTGACTGATTGTTTCGTCAGGAATATAATCTGCTGTTGTACTTGTAATCTTAACAGCATACAATCCGTTAAGAGTATCATCGGTAGCAAAATCACCGCCACCAGGAATAAGAGGATCTTTAATAATACCAATACGACGGAAATCATTATCAACAGGGAAATCACCAGCACTTTCGATGAAAGTGAGGCGAATATTTGTCATTACTCGCTTAGCATTCAATTCTGTCTCTAAATCGGAACCATGTCCACCCTGTGGTGAAAGAATTATCTCTAAAGAAGGAGTGTCAGATGAATTTACTGTTTCTGAAGTAGTAAATGCACTATCAGAGAACAAACCAATTGCTTCTGTACTACCTGCAGTTCCAAGAGGAATGCCGGTTATAATAGGACATGTGGCATAGGTATAACCAGAACCAACTTGAACCAACTCAGCAGTATCAATTGCACCACCAGTGGTTACAATTTTAACAATACCACCAGTACCATCACCAAGAACTGGTGCATAATATGTACCTGCATTAGGAAGATCTACACCAACATTCTTGATTACAGCAACATCAACTGATCCATCAACTGCGGCCGCTTCGGTAGCAACCCTAGTGGGTTCAGCAGATTCAACAATAGGCATAAAATCAGTTGAAAGAAATGCTAAGACATCATCTGTTGGGATGGTGAACAAATACTTCCAAATATATGAATTATCAGGAGCAGTGAAATTGCGTGTAGCAGCATCATATGTACCCAATCCAGCAGAAGGAGCAGTAAATGGTTCGTGTTGAACATCAACTCCACTTGGATTTGCAACACTTTCTCCATTATAGATGCACTTAAACACCTCATACCTTTGATTCATAACGTAAAATTTTGCGTTAGAAATCGAAGTAGCACCCGTACCTGTGGATTTACCAATCTGACCACCACCAGCTGGAGTATCAGAATAATCAGGTTTCCACATATCAAATCTAGGATTAGTGATTTGATCGTAATTGTATCTCCGAATTACTGATCTTGCATAAGAAGAAGTAATCCTCTTAGATGCAATGATATCGTCATATATATCGTATTTTTCTACCTGGTTATCTAAAGGAACTGGAGGAACATCATTCCTAGAATACCTATAAACCCCAGTATTTGCTGTAACGTTCGTATTTGCAGAACCATCATAACCCTTTAGTAAAGATCCCAATGATGGTGCTGATGTTGGTAAAGGACCAATAGAAGATAAAATTAAACTATTATCTAGTACTTGTTCGATAGTTCCTTTAAATGTAGCGTTTGCCCAATCAGCACCAACATATACTGATTGACCTGCACTGAATGATCCACCATCGATGGAATAAATTTCTAGGAACGAATTCCATGCTTGAGGTCGTCCTACAAAGAAATACATCCTAGATCGATCTGCGGATGTGTCCGTAGCGCCTTCAGTCAAAGACTCTAAGAACTGCTTTGCATTAAAAATTCTAAACTTTTCGGAGATTATAGCAGCCATTGAAAAAATACTAGATACGGTGAACGGGGTTTGATTTCTGTCTTATTTATATTTATACAGGGTTAATTATACTTGCCTAACTCACGGAAATAATCAAGAGCATCATGAGATACTTCTGTAGTTCCATCAACACCTCTTTCAGATATGATAAAACGATCATCATTGAGAGTTCCACTATACCTAATAATCTCTCCATTAACTAATAATTTACCAGTTGCAGGGAAGTGTGATGTAGATCCTGTAATGTACATCCAAGTATCTCCTGGATTAAAAACACTACTAAGATATCCAGCACGATTAGAGATGGAAGGAATGCCTGGATTGAATAATACACCAGTGGTTGTTATAGAACTATAATCAACCTCATAGTTTTCCATCCAGTTACCAGGATTTTGATTAATCAAAATGAATGGGTAGAAAATTTCAAATTGCTCTAAACTAATACCAGTACCCAATGTACCAACATCAGTATAAAGATATTCCATAAACGAAGCGACAGTTGATCCTAATTTACCTTGATTATACAATGATGGATTTTCTACTGGTTCTTGTAACATATCAAGCATACCGCAATAAGTATGTTTAGTAACAGGATGCTCATATGTTAAGTAAGAAGCATTAATTTTACATTCAATATCATTCTCAATATAAGTAGTGGAATCATTTGACATCGCAACGCTTTCATCAGCAGGTGTCACTATTTGAGTAATAGATCTTTCTAAAGCATTTAAACCTGGATCAAACGCAATAAGAGTTTGACCAACTATAGTAATTTGTCCCGTAACGGGAGGAAGAATAAAGACAGCAAAAGATTCCATTAATTCTCGCCGCCACAAATTAATAGTACAAACAGTACTAGGATTCATACCAGCCCAACTTCCTTGATAACCAGCATTATGAAGTTTGATTGTAGCAGAAGATTCAAAAGTATCATCAATACGAATAATATCGTATCCTCTAGAAACTACAATTTTTGGTGGATTTGTGTAACCAGATCCACCATCAACTAAAATAATGTCTATGATTTGTCCACCATAAACCAAAACTTGTGCTTTTGCTCCACCACCATTACCATCAACTGGTATGAAATTGATAATGGGTGGTGTGTAATAATTATAAGCAGTTGGACTCAATAAAAGGTTATTATCAAAATATAATTCAAGATCTCTTCTATTCCAGTCAAGTTTACTAATGGTATCATTTGTAAGTGATGCAGTAATACTGAATCCTTCACCAAGTTTTTTTCCATTATATTCACTTACAGCAATTTTAGAAAAGAAACTATTTGATACTTGATGACCATCATTATATTCTTTTGATTTCGCAAAGAAAGGTACACTCTTAACATCACGATATGCAAACTCACCATCAATTTTAATACGATCATTCTTTTTAAGTGTTGGGTGTTCTTTAAACAATTCCCCTGTATGCTGATAACTATCTAAGTTATCACCAGTTTCTGCCCATGATAAAATATTAATTTCTGATCTATTCAGAAGTCTTTCTCCTTGTGTATTAGTGTTATATTGAATATTAATATCATCGAAAGAAATATCTATTTCATTAGAACCATCTAATGAACGAGATTTTGTAAAATATACTCTACCATTAACATTGAACTTTACATTTTGTGATTGTAAATCCATCACCCACGTATTTCCTGCAGATGGAACAACACGCAACACATTTCCAAACAAATATTTTTTACCATCAAGAATTTGGTAAACGTAAGTACTTAATGATGCTTGTGGACCAAACCATGTTAAAAATTTATCATAAGTATTCGCGCCATCAAATGTAATTGTTGTTCTGTTATAGAAAACATCACTTTCAAAATCAAAACAAGTTGCTGTTGGTTGATAATTCTTTCCATAAAAATACAAAATATCTACTTTATCAGTGATATAAGATCCATCAGATTGTTTGCTGAATTTTAGTGGTTTGTGGAATCTAATGGATGGTCCAGAGATTATATAAGAATCTAAATCTTGTTGTAAAACACCATTTACATAAACATATGCATACAATGGATCATCAAATCCCTTTACGCTATTCTCTTTATCGAAAATAATATAAGAATTTGTGCGACTATAAGGAATTACATTCTCATCAATATGCATCCTTTGATAATTTCCAACACTTTGACCATAAAAATATTGCTCATTTTGCAAAGATTTTGGAGCATCACTATGCAGATCTGCATAATTTTTCGGAGCCTTCTTGAATATAAGTCTATCTGTCTTATTGTTACTAACAAATCTTTTAATAGTATAAGATCCTTGCTGTAGTATACTATCAAGGTATATCAATAAGTTCTCATCCAAATCTGTTTTAACAATACTTCCATCTTCCCAATACAAATCAAAGTTCTTTTGTCTGCCATCAAAATCATCTGATATATTCTTCAACCTCTTCAAATAACGAACATTATTAATATCTTCAGAAAACTTAAATGCTCTACCATAAAAAGTTTGTGGAGATACAATTTGACCTTCTGAAGTCCTCTCACCAAGTGGCGGTTCGTAGAATTTGATTTGATTACCAATAACTCTAAATGAAGTTATTGGCCGCTGAGCAACACCATCAATAGTAATCATTAATTCCTGCTCATTAAATGGTTGGTAAGCAAGACCAGTTTTTTTATCAATAATACTAAATTGAGTTGTTCCTACTTGCAAACCAGTTGAAGAATCAAAAACACCATCAAAAGCAGGTGATAATGTAATTTCTCTGGTTCTTGTTAAAGTTTCATCAAATTCATCGAATGCGACAGAACCTTGTCCTCTTTCAATTTGATGATTAATTGCAGTGAAATATCTCTGTGTAATTGTTCTCTTTGTGGAAAGAGATGTAACTTTTACCGGAGGAAGAACAACATATGTTGTGTGTTTTTCTGTATTGTCTTGAGCAACATCCATTAATGTAGATGCTTCTGATTCTAAATAAACCTCACCAAATACTTTAAATCCAGCTGGATGGGTTGTTTCTTTGATTGCATTACGCCAATCCTTGATTTGAGTTCTTGACCTAATCACATAAGAATAATCTTGATAAAAATCAGAATCAGTAATTCTTTGATTAACAGAATTAAGGTATCCTCTATTTGAAGAAAATCTACCTAATTGTTTTTCCCTAGTTGTAGTAATAGGATTAAATTTGGAATATTCAATAGAAACAATAAAAGCAGTCTTGTTTCCACGATTCTTATTAATAATAGAATAATTTTCTCTAAAAACACCAGTGATGTTATCCATTCTCAATATATTGGATCCAAATGTCCAACCATTCTTAGCAACAGTACCAGATGCTACAACTAATCCATTAACTCGCTGCTCAACTTTTTCCCCAATCCGAAAAGCATCTGTATCAAAATTTGATAGGGTAAAAATATAAGGTGACGTAAAAAATGGAATAATGGAATTATCATTGTGATATCCAGAACCATATTTAATGAATTTAACACTTTTCGGTATACCAATTTCATTTGATTTAAAAAATATCTTATTATCAGTTTCAATAACATCAATTGTTGGTGTGTATGTGTATCCAGATCCTTTGCTTATAATTTCTGCCTTAACAATAGAACCGTTAACATTGGTTACTTTAATTTTCAAACCAGTGCCATCACCATTAGAAACTACTGCTTCTGGTTTTGAATATCCTTTACCAGAACTCTTGAGAACTAATTCCTTTACATTTAGATCTAAAATATCTCTAATACATTCTATTTCTGCTTTGTACTCTGGTGCAGGAACTACTCCTTTGATTCTAGGCATAGAGATATAATCGGAACCCAAATTGTCTAATGCAATAGAAGCAATTTTGCCAACAGATCTTCCTCTATATCTAATATCACCAGTTCCATCATATTGTGGAACTCTATCTAAATTATAAACAAACTTATTATCAGTTGTGTATATAATAGTATTATCACCAGCGAGGGGATCTTCTCGCACACTCAAATAAGAACCGCCAGTATCAATTTCTTCTGTAGTTAAGAAGTAGTAATAAGATATAAAATTAACTGTTTTTCTCTTTACATCACCAATATTAGGACCATAACCCAATCTAATTCTAACTTGAGCACCTGCATTGCCAGGTTCAATCAATCCAACTTCTTTCTCTTCAGTAAAGATATTATAATTGGGACTTGTGGAAATATCCAAATAAGAACCAAGCATAGATGGATGACTAGTATCAAATTTGTAAAAATAATACTTTTGAATCTGTAATACTGGATTAGTTTCAAAATTGGTATTATCTGGTGAGAATTGTAATTTCTCTAATATATCATATGCTTTGGAGATAGAAACTGTCTTTGATGGATTACTGTGATCAAAGAAAGAAGAAATTTCTGTAATTACTCTAGGGTTAGTAGCACCTTCATGTATAAAATCGAAAGCAACTAATAACTTATGAGTTTCCTTGTCATATGAAATGACTCTAGGATCATTAGCATCACTACCAAAAATCTTTTGATTGAAAGTAAATCTATAGTGTGGTCTATAAGCAACTATATTATCATTTAAAGGATGATTAACTTTAATAGTATTTTCTTGTGCCCTATCGAAAGTAACCTTTCTAGTTGTATTATCAACAGCAATAATCTTTAAAATTTCATCATTAACCTTTAATTGATCTCCTTCTGCTAATGAATATACCGTATCTAATATTGCATCTGTTCTATCAACACCCAAACCAATATTATGAACACCAATCAAAGGAATAGAATTACTCGCATCACCTTCGACGGTAATAATACCACTCATTTCGGGATGCGTGGCACAAACATAATAATATGTTCCTGGATGCTGTGGTGTAAATACTATTTGCTCTTGTGGAGCTGCTTCAGGTTGATTAATTCCATTATTAGTAACACCACTAACTGCATTATAAGAATCCATTACTAATGCCACACCATCACTAGCTAGTGATGTTGTATAATCATGAACAATCCATATTGGATGCGAATCAACAGCATCCATTGTAAAAACAGAACCAACTCGCATTGTGTACGATGGATTTTCAACTCCATCAATAATGAGTCTATATTGTGGTTTTGGTGCGGTATCAGGATACTCTTTAAAAACAGCACCAATGTTAATCTCTGAATTATTATCTCCAGTAAACCACATCTGATCTGTCAGAGCAGGTGCATCACTAGATATCGAATAAGTTACTTCAAAAATATTATCATTTTTACTGACATACCACAATCTTACATTAGTAGCAATTGGGGCAACTGTAGTTAGTGTAGTTACATTTTCAGTATATGTGTATA